ATCCTAGCCACCTTCTCTTCTTTTTGTTCTGTTGACTCTCAGCGTAACTCTCTGCACTTAATGACATGATCGCCATGTCAATCCATGCAGAAGGTCTATCTAAGAGTTCCCATGGTGGGACGTTGAGATACCTTGCGGCTCTGATTAAGAAATACCACTGGGGAGCGCTACCGACGTTTCCTCCTGTGGCGAGCCATCTTCGGAGGTCCCGTCCTTCGGAGGGTTTGGCTTCACGTCGTCTGTCATAGCACCCATGATCATGCCGAGAGCAGGGAGAGGAACCTTTTTCAGCCCTTCCTCGTTGCATGGAACTGGAATGACTTCACCAGTTGGATTCCCTGCTGCATCGAGAACGTCTTCCTCCAGATCCCATGACACCAAGATCTTTTCGAGAAGAATACTGGCAACCTTCTCAGATCTACCAGCGTCAACTGCTGCAAACAGTTCCTCAGCGACACCGATAGTCATTTCACCTGGCCGGTATTCGAGGTTGAGCGTTTCATCTTCACCCTCCTCACCTCCAGGAAATTCAACTACTAGAGGCCTAACGCCTCCCTTGAGTGATGCAAGCTTCATGTGCTCTCCTTTGCACTGAGCTCACTGGATGCGTTCTCCAGATTCGTTAAACCTATCTGTTGCAAGAACCGATGTCTCATCTTTGCGCGACTCCTCTGCAGGCACTTCTTCTGCAGATAGTTCTGCTGGTACGAAGTCAGGGTCCTGAGGAAAATTAGCTGGATCATCCTCGTACCTGACACGATCCTCGTCCGCCACGACGAGTAGGGGTTCGTGCTGTACATCTGGTTCAGGCTGTGTTTCTGGGAACTCCTCGCTCATAGCGTTGTCTCCTTGTTGACGAGGTCGATGTGGAACGCTTTGCCAGTTCCCCACGAACCATCATGGACGATATCGAACGTCCACTCGATGGCGTACACTCCGTCTTCATCGCTGAAGTCGCCAACCTCAGCAACCTTGCAAGCGGAGTCGATCATTAGTGAGTACGGCTCTGTTACCGCACCAGCGAGCGTCGGCGACGTTCCCTTGATGCGAATGTACTTGGTCGTACCTGCTCTCATCTGAGTGAGCTGCGTCATACCTTCAGCATCAGCCTCCATCAGAAGCTTCAACTGAGCATTCGGCTCTGACTCGACGTGTGCTGCAAATGAAGGCAGCGTTGAGTTGAGGACCCAGACAGGGTTGAACCTGTCACCGAGCGTCCATGTTGCCTCCAGAACGCGCAGCAGCTTCGTTGTTCCAAGACCTGCAGACGTTGCATCAAGCCAGACATCCAGGTCTGTCGGAAGGATCGGAAGCTGAGGAGGCGTCGTCGGAGTCACAGTGAGCGTGATGTTGTCAGAAATCCTCTGACCGATCATTGCGCCACCAACTTCGACACCATCTCTGTTGAAGGTCAACTCCAACTCACTGACGAGGCCGTAGTTGAACTTGTGAGCGCGAACCACACCGCCCTGCTCCACCGTCATGGTCTTGACAGTGTCTTCTGCAGACGACGCTGACTCGAAAGCCCATTTCCTGGCTGACGTGTCGACTGTCGTAGGCGCACCCGGTGCTGCAATGAGAGAAGAAAAGAACCAGAGCAACTCTGTGTACGAGCCGATGCCCTCGATATCTGCCTCCACCCACTCCTTACCAGGTGTGACGATGGTGTTGTACTTAGAACCCATCGGCCGGAACTCCATTGGATCCATCTGGACCGCAGGAGTGATGCCAATGGAGACGAACTTCTTGTTCGCCGCGACGTTAGTGCCAGGCACTGTTTCAATGCCGACCTGTACGCCTTGGGTTAGAGATGATCGTTCAGGCATCTATTCTTCCCTCCTTAAGGGGCTGCACTGCAGTATACGACTTCCGAGAGTACGACAACAGTATCTGTTGAAGTTTACTGCGCTTTCTTCTGCTCCTCAAGGGGCAATTCTCATAGACAGAAAGGAATCCTTCAAAATAGTGGATCCTTATGTCGTAGCAAACTGCATGGTGTTCTTTCTGACGAGGTTGAGCTGACACCTTATATCGTATATCCAGGAAGTCAAGTACCTCAAAACACCCATCCCTAAGGTCTTCCTCTGTTGTTGAGATTGTTAAACACCTATTCAGATCCTTTGGGTTGAAGTAAACACAACCTTCACCGTCAATGAGACCTGCAAGATATGACCAAGCCTGTTCCTCTGTCATGGTGCCTGCACCATTGTTCTGTAGATCCCCCCAGCGTGTCGAAACTGTACCCCACTCTCTTCCGGTTCAAGAAGAGAAAATGGTTCCAGACGAACACAGGAGAGAACAATGATGGTTGCTGTAGATCCAGTCTTGTTGTTGAGGGCGTTATCCAATTTCACAACAGGTGCGATCAGAGGTGAAACAAGGTGACCTTCGTGAACGACTGCGATGAGCCAGTCAAGCCGAGTCATGATCCTCTCACGTTCATCACCAATCCCACGTACATCTTCGCGCGACTGGACGCTCATGCGGACAGCAGGAAGTGCTATCTCAGATGGGATCATGTCGAGGAAAGCCTGAAGACCAGGGTTAGGCGTCGCCTCGATCTGTTGGCGAAGCCATTCCGCTGTGTGATACTCTTCAAAGGTAGATGTAGTCATCAGAACTTAGCGAACAAACCTTTCCCCATCTCAAGCTCGAACTCGTTACGATACTCATCCACTGCCCTACTCAGAAAGAACCTGGGAGCCATTTTGTAAGTACCAAGCTCCACGTAGACAGCGTAACTAGCATCGAACGTCACAGTTGCCTCTTTCCCAGCACTCTCAGAATCAGCATGGCCTGAACTCACCAACTTACCTGTCACGACTGGTGCGTTCCTTTTTGCTGCAGAAAGAATCTTGTCTGCTACTCTCTTTGGCGCAGACCTCGACTCAGCCTCAACAAAAGCAATGAGCGCTGGAATCCGATTCATCACGACAATGAATCCACCTCCACTAGATCTCCTCGCCATCTAGTAGTGAATTCCTGACGTGTGGACATGATTCTCGTGTCCACCGTAAGTGTATGATCTGATTCCTTCACCTGCTCGTGCAGCTGACCAGATGCGAGTACCCAAAATAACGTACGCGATCCCTATCCGCCCAACCATGGAGTAGAAGAACGATCTCGCTACAGGGTTCTCCCATCCAGTGTGCTGGACAATATCTACATCGAACGCATACGCAGGGTTGTACGCATGATCAGATTTTGCTCCAGATGGCAACGTCGAGGCTCTGTTGTATGTCCCAGATGCGTAACCAGGACCGTCTTTCAGGCCAACATGAATCGCCATCGAGTACTCGTCATACAGCGACTTGTGTAGAGAATCCCACCCTTGGTAAGGCTCAACTAATTCCAACACAGGCGGTGGTTTTGGCTTGGGCGGTGGTGCATTCCAGTTCCTGTAGGTAAGCTTGCCATACGGATCAGTGTACTGCCACAGAAAGTCAGCAGTGCGCTGGCCTATCGCACCAGAGGCAAGGATCCCATTGTTCTTTTGGATCTGAACGATGATGCTCTCGAACACGCTATCGAATATGCGTGTTGGCTTTCTATCGAACTTGATCCCAGGAACCTTCTTCGCTGCACGCTGAAAAACCCAGACATCGAGACCAACGTCAGGTCCACGAGGATCTTCTGGGCCGTAAAGAGGTCGTTTCAGTGTCATGTTGCTCATGGGTTGTGCTCCGCTAGGTTGCTAGTGATGACCATTCTCTCTACTTCATCTGTCTGTGGTGCCATCAGAGCCTGTACCCGGACATGCATGTTTGACTTGCTGGTCACGATGATGTGATCTCCAACTTTCACATCTTGATCTGCAGGAAGATAGATGATGAACAAGGTATCTGGCCTCTGCAGACCTAGCATCGTGATTGTCTGAGCATGTGCGGCACCTGGGTCAACTGAGCAAGACACTCCAGAGGCAATCACAACCTCTGCACTTTCACCATGACCGCCGTAGTTATCTTCAGTGACAGTCATCCTGTAGATGTCGCATACGTCACTTTGCCAAACTTCAGCCTCCTGACGGAGGAGACCAAGTTCAATATCTGTTAGTGACATATGGAGAGTTCCAGTTGTTCGGAACATCCTCAAGGCGGGTACCTGCCTCAGACGCGAGCCTGAGTGCCCCGAGGTTAGCCCTAGCTAGGAACTTCCTATGCAACTGCATACAATGCTCGTAGAACTGATTGCGAGAGAACATCTTGCCACCAGACATGAACAGGTAGCGTGGAGCGAGCTTTGTCGCTTTAATCAACCAGCACTGAGCAATTGCGTAGTTGGAGTCGTACGTCTCTTCCCAGCCTGAGTTATCTGGACGGACTCCATTGATGTCCAAGCGCTTCGACATGTCGAGGACAACTTGGAGTTCAGCCTCCCCCAGGACAGGCTCAGCGTTCAGATCTGCGAAGATGCTGAGCCTGGCCCGGGTAGAAGCTTCATTCATGCCTGCGCAGCCTTATAAGCCTCGACAGCTTCGATCAAGTCCTCCTTGTTGGAGTACTCAGAAGAGTTGAGACCGAGAGAATCGGCGTACGCATTCCACTCTTCACGTGATGCAGAGTGAGCAAGACCTTCATCTTCCTCTCCTGCTTCACCTTCTGGCTGAGGCGCTGTGTGTTCTGCCACAGATGCATCGTGAGCAGCCACATGCGCATCAAGAAGAGCGAGGTTCTCTTCATCCGACAGACCAAGATCACGACCGTCACTCGGAATGAATCCGAGTTCCTCGATCTTGTCTGCCGTTGCCTGAAGCTGAGTCTGACCGAATTCTTCGCGGGTGTCGATCCCCTCAGCATTCAAACCGATGGCATCTGCTCGTGCAACGCGCGGGTCTGTATCCTTGCCCATCAGTTCACCTGACCTTTGATCTTGCCTCTACTCGTCAACGGAGCCCAGTTTTTCTTCGTCTGAGCAGCAATCGACGGATCAGAGGGTCGTAGGAGTGCTTGCATCCGGCGCTGGAACTCCTCACGGCGTCTTTCTGCTGCGAGGTGATCCAGCGCCTTCTGCTCTTCAACTGTGAGCGCCACTACCTACCCGGCGTGCTGTTGCATGTAGAGACGACGAGCAGCCTCTGTGCGAGCACTGAGATCTGCCTGTGCTGACACAGACACGAGCGCACACTTGGCAGCCAGGAACTGCTCTGCTTCTGTGGTTGTATCGTCCAGTGAAAGCACTGTCGTCTTGCGAGCAAGAGCCACCTTCGCGTTGACAGTGACGTTTGCAGCTGTTGGATTGGAAACTGCGATGTTAACTACAGCCATGTCAGGATCACTCCCCTTCCTACGGAGCTCTGAGCACTGCGAACGGATACCTATTGGCCTCCGTCGTCTGCTCGTAGTTGATGGGGTTCGGGACCTGCCAGCCGTACCTAGCAACAACACGCAGAGCGATCATGTCCTGCTGCGCGAGGTTGTACTGGATGACACCAGTACCTCCATCCTGGATAACAGCCTGATCCAGAATCTTGTACGTGATGTCTTTTCGGATTGCGATGATGCCCTGAGTGAAGTCCCCTGCGAACATTTCAGCGGAACCTGCACCAGAAGGCCACATCCCAGGCATGGCGTAGACCAGAGGCGAACCCTCGATCGAGCTAGTATTCACATCGAGGAGCTTCTGACCAGTCGTGTCACGGGCAGAGCGGAGACGCGCCTTGTAGGTCGTGCGCGTAACGAACCCGTTGGGGTCGTAACCATCCGCTTCCAGAAGACCCATGAGCTGGTTGAGGTCCTCTGCGATTCCACCAAGTGCAGCGGTGGAGGTACCACGGTTGAACGTATTGCCTGCAGCAATAGCTGCAGTTGCTACATCTGTGGGCCAAGATGCAGGCTTGTTCGTGCCGAAGAAGATGGCGGCATCGAGCACACGCGCGATAGCCTCCTCGAGGCGGGGACGAATTTCTCCCCACACATCGAACCCTGAATCGTCCAACACCGCTTCTGGAATCGGAACGATTGCAGCGATCTCTTCTGCGAACAGGAACTTGTTCGCCCACGCCACCTCAGTCGTCTGCTTGAAGCCTGTATCACCGTTGACGAAGAACGCCGAAGGAAGAGCAGCAAGAACTGGCATGCGCTGCTGGTTCGTGGACATCGTCACATGGCGAAACAGCTGAAGCGCGGCCGACTGAGTGGCTACGTTCTGCACGATCTCATTGGACACATCCTCAGGAATGAGGGCAGTGACATTCGACCGGGCAATGAGGTTATTGTAAGCCATCTACGGCCTCTCTGTTCCGGGTTAATCCCTACCTGCAGCTTGACGCAAGAGGGAGTTCATGTCTTGAGACCCAGTATCCCGTGATCCGCCAGCGCCACCATCAGCACCGCCAGGGACATTTCCAAGGAGGTATGGCTTGTCCTTAACGAGGTCACGCAGCGCAACTTCCACTTGACGCTCATCGTCAGGATCGGAGATGTCGTCCCAGTCAAGAAGGCGTGCAGCATCGCCGCGAGCCTCACGTGCAATGCCTACCTTGCCAGCGAGAACTTGAACACGTAGTTCTCTGGCATCCTTTTCAATCTTGACCAACTTCTCCTCCGCCTTGGTTGCCCGATCTCGTTCTTTCTCAAGATCCGACTTGTCCTGATCTTCTCTCGCTTTGAGAGCATCCTGTGCCTCACGAGCTTGAGCGCGATACTTTGCAGCGTCACGATTCGCTCGTGCGAGTTCA